AAGTGGTTTAAATTATTTTAATAAATCAGACGAAAACACTTCTCAAAACGAGAAAAATGTGGTACAAAAGAACAACAGAGTGCAATCTCCTGTTGCTGGAGTTAGTCGTAAGAAAGCTACTGATAGTAATAGAGTTAAGCTCACTCAAGATGATTTAAATACTGCAAGAAATTTCGGTATTGACATTAATGATGAAGCAGCACTAAAACGGTTTGCTAAAGAAGTAAAAAACTTTAGCACCAATACGTGAACGGAAGGAGCACGACTATGAGTAATAAAATAAAACACGAAACTCAAGAAGAAAAATCTTCAAGAGTTTCACATTGGCAGCCAAGTAATTTACTTGAAGCGCCTGACCCAAGACCTGGTTACAAACAAAGATGGATTGCAACTATGATCTTAGGACAGGAACAGCCGACAAACGTTGCTAAACGTATGCGAGAAGGTTGGCAACCTAGAGATCCTAAAACGGTCACTGGTGGAAAATCTTATGCTACGATAGAACATGGCAAGTTTGCAGGTTTTATTGGAATAGAAGGAATGGTACTCTGTGAAATGCCAGAAGAAATGGTAAATGAACGTAATGAATATTACGCTAAGATGACTGAAAACTTAATGCGATCAGTCGAACAAGATATCCACAGAGCTGAGTCACCTGGAAATCCAATACAAAAGACCTTCAAGAGTGAAGTTACTAGAGGCGGCTTTAAAGAGTAAAAAGCAACTATAACTAGGAGGTTATAACTATGGCAAATGTAAATGCCCCTAATGGTTTTACACCATTAAGACACTTAACAGGTGGAGTTATCAGACCCCAAGAATATCCTATTTGCAAGTGGCGACTTAGTTACTATGACTACAGACGGTACTGTAATAAGAGGAACAGCTGGAGGAAATGCTTTAGGTGTATTCTATGGAGTTGAGTACATTGAAAACTCTACAGGAGACGTCAAGTTCTCTAAAGTTTGGAACGCAAATACAGATGTGAAAGCAAACACAACTGTGAAAGCACTTGTATATGATGATCCAAACATAACATATAAAGTACAATGTAATGGTACTTTTGCTGCAGCCAACGTTGGTGAGTTAGCAAACGTTACTATTGGAACGTACAATTCAACATTCGGATATTCTACAGACGAATTAGATATTAGTACATTAGCTACTACATCTAAAGTTTTAAGAATATTAAGATTAGTTGATGAACCAAACAACGCTGCAGGCGCAGATGCAAAAGTAGAAGTGGTTATTAATAAATCACTATACGGTGTAGGTGCTGCTGGAGCTGGTGTATAATAAAAGGAGATTGAATTATGGCACTAAATAGAGCACTATTTACCAAACAGCTCAATCTTGGTTTAAATACCGTGTTTGGTATGGAGTATGACAGATATCCAGAACAATGGAGATCAATCTACTCTATCGAGCAGTCACAAAAAGCATTCGAAGAAGATGTACAAATGATCGGCTTCGGTGCTGCACCTACGAAAGCAGAAGGTGCTGCAATATCTTATGAATCTGGCAGAGAAGGATTTGTATCTAGATATGTACATGAAACAGTTGCTTTAGCATTCGCTATTACAGAGGAAGCTGAAGAAGATGGTCTATACGGATCTTTAGGTGCAAAATATGCTAGAGCTTTAGCAAGATCAATGCAACACACTAAAGAAATCAAAGGTGCTAACATCTTGAACAATGCAACTACTACTTCAGTAGGTGGCGATGGCGTGGCTTTATTGTCTGCTTCTCACCCACTAGGTGGCGGTGGTACTGCTTCTAACACATTATCTACAGCGGCAGATTTATCAGAAACTTCTCTTGAGCAGTTACTGATCCAAATCTCAACTGCAGTTGATGACAGAAGTATACCAATTGCATTATCTGGACAAAAGCTAATCGTTCCACCTCAATTGGTGTTCATTGCTGAAAGAATCCTTAAGTCTAATTTAAGACCAGGAACTGCAGACAATGATATCAATGCAATGAGAAATATGGGTATGATTCCTGGAGGCGTAGTAGTTAATCAAAGATTAACTGATCCAGATCAATACTTCATTATGACTGATTGTCCTGATGGAATGAAACACTTTGTAAGATCACCAATGAAAAAAGCTGTTGAAGGCGATTTTGAATCTGGTAATCTAAGATACAAAGTTAGAGAAAGATATTCTTTCGGTTTCACTGACTGGAGAAGTATCTACGGTTCGGAAGGAGCTGCATAATAATATAATCATACTAGGCGTAGCAATACGCCTAGTATTAAACCCTACGACTTCGAAAGAAGACTACTAAGGAGGTAGACTATGGGAACAACTACATTTTCAGGACCAATTAAAGCTGGTACTATTAAAGAAACTACTGGTACTACTTTAGGAACTGATGTAACAAATACTGGTTTTGTACAAATGGTACAATCTAAATCAGTTGCTTTAACTGGAGCTACAGCGAATACAACTGTTGCTGTTATTCCAGCTAACTCTCAAATCATCGATGTTAAATTAGATGTCGTTACAGCCGCAGATGATACTAATGCTGCTACTGTTTCAGTAGGAACTGACGCAAACGGAACTGCATATATTGCTTCTTCAAACGCTAAAGCGGTTGCAAGAACAACTCCAGTTGATGCTGCTATTCCTAACTTAGACGATGTAGGAACATCTGATTCTAATGTTGTTGCTGTATTTACAGCTACAGATGGCGATGGTACTAATGGTGAAGCTATTGTAACTGTACAATATGTACAAAACAATAACGTAACTTAATATTTCTGAGGGCCTTCGGGCCCTCTTTAATAAGGAGATATAATGTTTGAAAGTTTAAGTAGATTAGGTAAAGCTTTAGAAAATTTTAAATTAGATAAAGATACAGATAAAGAAGATGAAAAAACTTCTTTAGAAGAATATCTAGATTTTCAAAAAGCTAAAGAAGAATTTACACCAACAGAAGAACAAAAATCTGTTATGACTATGGAAGATTATCCCGGTCAAACTAAAACAGGTGAAGAAATATTAATAGAACAATCTAAAACAGAAAAAAAAGAAGATGAATTAGATAAAAAAATAAATGATATACAAAAAGTATTAACTTCATTTGGAGAAAAAGCAGAAGATGTAACAACCATTAAACCTGAAGTAATTGTAGATGATCCAGTAAAATCTAGAACTTTAAATTTAGAACCATTAGATTTAGGTAATTTAGCTCAAAAAGAGTATCTTCAAGGTTTATTACCAAGTTCTTCTAGCCAAACAAACAGAGTTGATATATTATTACAACAATTAAAAAATTTAGGATTATAAGGAGGAAAATATGGCAGGATCAGATATTAAAGTAGTTAGTGCTAATCAAGCTTCTTTATCTAATACATCTTCTAATGTAGCTATAACAGTTACATTAGTAAATGGACCTACAAGATTAAAAGGTTTCATTGCAGAACCTACTTCTACTGCTGGTGTATTAACATTTAAAGATGGTGGAACTGATGTATTTGAAATTAACACAGGAAACGTTGATGCTGGAGCATCTACTTTTCAATTAAATCTTCCAGAAGAAGGTGTTAAGTTTAATACAAATTGTCAAGTTTCAGCAACGATTGCAGGTGCTAATGTATCTACTATTCAAGGTGTTACATTATTCCACGCATAAGGATAATTTATGGCAACATCAGGAACAGCAACATTTAATTTAACAGTTAATGATGTTATACAAGAAGCTTATGATAGAATAGGAGGTGATCCTATTTTAGGTTATGATGTACGATCAGCTAGACGTAGTTTAAATATTATGTTTAGTGATTGGGCTAATCGTGGCTACAATCAGTGGACAGTTGAATTAAAAGATTTATCATTAACTCAAGGCACTAATACTTATACACTTGATTATGATACAATAGATATTATTAATGCAAATATTTTAGATGGAAGTACAGAATATTCAATGACACGTTTAGGTATTAATGATTATGCTGCTATATCAAATAAAACTTCTCAATCTAGACCAACTCAGTTTTATTTACAAAGATTAAATACACCTCAAGTTTTAATTTATCCAACACCTGATCAAGCTTATACTTTAAGATATTACAGAATGAGAAAAATACAAGATATTACTGCATCAACTATAAATGGAGTTGAACAAAATATGGATGTTCCATTTAGAGCTTTTGAATGTATGTGTGCAGGTCTTGCTTATTATCTTTCTAAAAAAAGACCAGGGATAGATTTAAATACTCAAGCTGCATTAAAATTAGATTACGAACAAGCTTATGAAAGATTAATTGCAGGAGATGACTCGCCATCTACTAGAATTTTACCTAGTACGAGTTATTATAATTAATGGCAAAATTTGCAGATAGAAGTAATAAACCACATAGAGCACCTCATCAAAAATTTGCAGGTGGTAAATATGCTTTAGCTATATCTGATCGTTCTGGTTTAGAATTTCCATATAATGAAATGGTATTTGAATGGAACGGTAGTTTTGTACATATATCAGAATTTGAAAAGAAACAACCGCAATTGGATTTAATATATTTTACAGATGCTGAATCTTTAGAAAATGCAAGACCTCAAGCTAATTTATCAGCTACTGGAGGTGTTCCAAATCAAATTAACTTAATATATCCATCTACATCAGGTGCAGTATCTAATGTAGGTATAGCACAAGCAAGCACAAATTTGTTATCAACTGCTGTAGGAAGTGTTACAGTATCTACATAATGAAAAATAAAAAATTGGGAGTTATGATCGCAACTCCTTGTTATGGCGGTCAATTAACTGAAAGTTATTTGCATGGTATTATTAATACAATTACTTTAGCAAATCAAAAAGGTTTTCAATTACATTTAAATACAATGGGAAACGAAAGTTTAATTACTAGAGCTAGAAATACTTTAGTAACTCAATTTTTAGATGCTGATAAAGAAGATCCAAATAAATTTACTCATTTAATGTTCATAGATAGTGATATTGGTTTTGGTGGAGAAACTATATGGAGATTATTAGATAGTGATTATGATG